GGTTGTGCTTAGTGTGCTGTGGTGTAGGTATAACTAACTGAGCGGGTAATTCCATTGTCTCTGCCTCTTTGTGTGGTGTGTCATCAGCAGGGCGCATATGTTTACGTATCTCAGCAGCAGTCATGTCTGTATCAAACATGCCACCCACATCGCAGCCTAGCTTATAGCAGTTATACTTAAGTTGTCCTAGTTCGCAAGTAGCAGAGAAAGTATTTTTACCATTACAGAAGGGGCAGTCACCCCGGTATGGACCATTGGCTGAGACAGACTCAGCGTATTCTCTATGTAGTTTCCAGTTACTCTTCTTCATCGTTACCTCTCGCTGCTAGTGCTTTAGTTGCACCGCTTAATGTATTGACCATGTAGGGTTTAACTGACGCAATGTTCTTGTGTCCTGTCACCTGCATGATGTTAGCTAAGTCAACGCCCCCTTCCATCATCTCTGTCACAGCAGTACGGCGTAAGTCCATAGCTGTTAGTTCAAGTGGTAGGTTAGCTTCCTCTAGTACCTCATTGATAAGGTTAGATATTTCTGCCTTGTCATAGGGTGTGATAGCACCTGCGCGTGGCTTAACACGTGGTGCTACATAGTCCTGGAATCCAAAGTCCTCCTTCTGTTGACGCAGCATGTCACACAACCCAGAGGAAATCGGGAGGTGTACCTCTGCATTGCGCTTGGATTGTGTTAGGTCAAGTTGGCACCCACGCAAATCCAACCTGTCCCACTTTAGTACACGCATGTCACCCACACGCTGACCCCAATCGTAGGCCATGTGTACTATCAATCCTATGCTGCGCCAACGGAAGTTGCTGTAAGCAGTCTCAAGGAATGTCTTAACGTGATCACGCTCCCACATAACACGGCGTGGCTTAGTAGCTACGGTTTGTATTAGTGATACTGGATTGTGTATCATCACGTCATGTCGCATTGCATGTTTCCACGCTGACGACAACACTGCCTTACGGTAGTTAGCAGTACGAACGCCAGTGTTCAACCACTGTTCATACGCTTGTGTAAGGTGACGTACCTTGAGATTACTACAGCGATAATCCCCAAGACGTTTGCCCTCTACAACAGTGTCGAGAACAGCATTAAGGTTTGTCTCATAGTCACGTTGTGAGTTTGCACTTAGTCTACGGAACGCAGGAGAATGGTTATAAAAACCTACGATCTCAGACAGCTTAGCATTTGCCTTGGGGATATCCATGTTACCATTGTCTCCTTGTTTTCCAGTAGGACCAACACGTATTGCAGTGGTCCGTACCAAATATTCCATCTATAAGCCATACGATGTTAGGCTTACTGTTTCTTTTCCACTCCCAGTTCCTCGCTGAGAATGTCTGGTTTAGACTGCCGCCTAGAATCACGTTTGTCAAGACGCTCAGTGCTATCGCTATCCGTTTTAGGTAGCTTCCCAATCCAATGCGTAACGTCATCATGGGCATCATCTCTTTCTGGCATGTCTGTACCACAGATACAACGCACCGCCTAAGTAAGCACCTGCCACACTCAGTGGCAATAGGTGCATCAAAACATTGGATACCATACTTCACCTCTATCTATTGCTTCCTTAACAGGGGCAGCCTCACGCTCTAGTCGCTTGCCTGTCTCGTTGTCACCCTTCCAGTATGCATCATCAGCACACTTCATGAGCCAATCAAAATGCTTCTGTGATGGGACCACTCGTTGATCCTTGTGCAACATATTCATTCTCTATCATCTCCACCTTAGCGCGTGACCATGGTGAGTCACGCATATCTTCTGCTGCTTTCTTGTTGTTGGTATCATAGTAAGCAAAGAGCTTACCTTCTTTGTTGTAGAAGTTAATGCGATACTTACTCATCCTCATCATCCTCTTGCCACTCTTTCCACTGTTCATACTCATTGTCCAAGCCCCAGTCGTCAATCAAGTCCTGTGGAATCTCATCACGCCAGTCCTCATCACCAAAGTCTACCTCGAATGATTCGTTTAGCTCTTCACTACTGTCATACCTACCTATGAAACACATCCCGGGTTCGTAGTAGGTTGCCTCAATGGTCATGTCTTCATTGTCTTCTACATAGCCTTCGTATGCTTCAGTAGGTGGACCCCATGCTGAGTCAAAGTTTATAGTTAGTCTGTCACCATCTAGGTCAGCATCAACTTCGCCAACGTCCCACTTAGTACCCCATTTATCTAGTCGCCACGAATACCAAGAGTCGTCACTAAGATACGCTTGAGGCATAGGCACCATGTGTTGTAGCAACCCTTTCCTATCCGCTGCTTCCTTAAGAGCGAACAGTTTGTCAGGGTTACCCTTGATAGTTAAGCTGTTCATACACCAATTAGGCATTACGAAACCCTCCACACACGATAGTCGTCACCCGCTGTGATACGCCGTGCTGTTACCTTGATACCTAAATCCTTGGCAGCTTTACGTAGCATACCACACTTGGATAGTGTCAGTACCACACTGTCACCCTTAGCCATGTTGGCAATGAGTGCCTCATACTTTTGGGTGCGCTTACGCCCAGTGTGAATACGAGGGATTGCGATGTTGTGTTGGATCATGAACTCTCCGTTATACTTAAAGTTAGCCATTGTCTGTCTCCTTGTAGGCTTTGTTAATACGGTTAGGTCTTTGTACTTCTGGTTTAGTTTCACGGTGGCGGTCTTGTGTGATCTGTTCACGCGCCCACGTGTATGAGATTTTCCAGTACCGTGCTGCTTCTGCAATGCTACGAAAGTCTTTGCCATATAGTCGGCACGACACACCCTGTTGTTTCTGTGTGGGTTCGTGCTTCATACGTTGATACATTGGTAAGTGTTTAGGTTGCATTAGTCCATCCGTGTTACGTAGTAGCCATTGGCTGTTGGTAGTGCAGTGATAGCGTAAGGGTAGAACAAAGCTACCTTGCCATCATGCATAGTGACTTGCCCATAGGGTGCAAGCGGTTCGTCTTCTTCATACTGTGACTGATACTCTTGTGTCTCAGGATCAACCACACCCTTGAACTCGAACAGATCACCGAAACCGTATGCCTCTGTCATGTAATCCACAAGGCTACCATCGTAGGCACCTACCTTGGACATCATGTCATACTGGGCAACCCACATAGGTAGGATGCCACATGCTTCTTGTAACCACGATGGGTCAGTGTCAGGGTATGCGTCAGTGTTGACTGTAAAGATTGATGTTCCCATTATGCTGTCTCCTCAATTAGTACGTAGCGTGTGTAGGTTTGATTCTTTGTAGGGTGCCACGCTTTGACACTCTGAATGTTATAACCTAACTTGCGTAGCTCACTAATGCGCTTACTGAAAGACTGTATATCATAGTCCATCATAGCTTGCTTTAGTGTTAGATGCTTTGCTTTACGTAGGTGATTCAAGATTGTTTTGTGTTGTGGTTTCATGTTATGTCTCCTTTCATGAACCTTGGGTTATGCCCTTGTATGGGCGATATCTTGGTTTAGGTCAAGCGCTTTTCATAATGCTTGTTCTCGAATGTGTGAACACCGTGGCAATTACGACACAGTACTTCACACTTTGCTAGTTCCTGTTTAAGTTTTATCTTACTGGCTGAAGTCCTAGAAAAGATAACCCAGTTTGCTTTAGCATGGACATTGAATAACTTATTGTCACGATCTAAATGGTTATACTCAAAAGCAGCATGGTGACCTTTGTATCCACAACAAGCGCAGCCTTTCATGGTTTTAAATCTTCTCAATACTTCTACACCATAGGCATATCTTAACTTTTGTCTTGCCCTGTCTTTTTCTTTTAGTTCTTCTTCACATGCGTAAGCCATGTAACTCTAGCTCCTTACTGTTGAACTCATACACTGCCCGAGCGAAACCGCGTGGCGTGGCTGAGCGTATGTCTTTAGTACGTTGTGACTTACCGCCTAGCTTCAGGTGTTGTTGGCTGTAGCCTGTAGGTTTGCAGGTAGGTAAGCGATCAGGCATACGGAAGCCACCGCCTGTCCAGAGGCATGTCTTCTTGGTGTATGCATCCTTGGGTGCGATGTAGTCAGGCCAACGTGGATGTTCTGCCTCTGAGTCGGGGATGTATTCGCCATACTCATATGGGTGGAACGTGTGGTTAGGCTTGCGCCACAGCGTGGATAGTCGGGACACTGGGTTCTCTATGAAGTAAGGTATCTCTAGTGCCTCGAACAGTGATGCACACCAACGCGCATGGTTGGCTGCTTTGATTTGGAACCCGGGGTCACGCTCAGCCTTAGCTTTGAAGTGTGCCGCACCAGATACAGCTAGGTCAGTGCATACAGGGAACGCCATGCCGAACACAACATTCTCTTCGCTAAACCATTCTTGTATGTGTCTGATATTGCCACTATTCCACAAATCCATCTGAATGTACTCTATGTACCCGCCGCCCTCGAATGTGTCACGCTTGCCGATCTCTGGATGTTGTATGTCAAAGGCATAGCAAGTGTACCCTGCCTCTGCCCATGGCTTGAGTGCCTCGCCTGTGAAGTCATACAGTGATAGTACGATACCTTTAGACATTGTTAGTCTCCTCTCTCTTCGCACCAACGGCAAAGCGTTTCGCTTTCGTGTGATGTAAGTATGCAGTCACACTCTACGCAGTGTTCATGTTCCTCTTGTGCTTCGTCACAGTTACATATGTCACTCATCTTTGTTCTCCTCTTCGATCTGTCTTTTCATGATCTGCAACACACCAATAAGGCTATCTAAGTTGTGGCTGTAGTGCAGTATATGTTCAATCCCTCTCGCATCATCATCTGGTAGTATTGCTACCTCTTGTGTCTCCACATGGTCACGATACCAATGTTGAACGATAGAAA